CCATATCACCCCGCATCGCGGCGACACGAACCTGTTCTGGGATCGGAGCAACTGGCAGTCGCTGTGCACGAATTGCCACAGCTCATACAAACAGCGCCTGGAGAAGTCGGGGCGTGAGGCAGGCTGTGACGTTAGCGGCAGGCCGCTCGACCCCCGGCACCACTGGAATCGCTGACCGTGTACAGAGGGCTGGTGCGCGGCGAGGCGACGCGCGCAGGGTAGGGGGGGTGAAAAAGTCTGGGCGAAATTCACTCCAGACCGCATGCCCCTCTCTTTGCACAAAGCCGCGAAATGAAAAGTTTTTTTTTGGAACCTAAAAATGGCAGGGAGACGACCAACTCCGACAGAGCTGAAGCTTGTCAGGGGCAATCCTGGTAAGCGTCCGATCAACAAGAGAGAGCCCCTGCCGGCCAAGCGCATCCCCAGTACTCCAGCGCATCTGACGGATGAGGGGCAGGTGGCTTGGGGGCGACTGACGGTGCTGCTTGACCGCATGGGAGTGCTTACCGAAGCGGATGGCTTTGCACTCGAGCGGCTCTGCGATTGCTATGCCGAGATTCTCGCTTTGCGCGACCTGGTCGATATGAACGGGCGCACCTACGAGACGATGAGTACTCAGGGCGAGTTGGTGATCAAGGCAAACCCTGCGGTTGCGATGCTCGCGGATGCCGACCGCCGCTTCAAAAGTTACCTGGTCGAATTCGGCCTTACTCCTGCTGCCCGATCCAAGGTTCAGATAAAAGTCGATGACGACCAAGAAGACCAGTTCGCGGAGTTCTTCGGTTGAGGATCCTGCTACCCATTACGCGCAACAAGTGCACTCCGGTGAGCGGATTGCTGGGCCGGACATACGAAACGCATGTGCCCGTCACCTGAGGGATCTGAAGGAAGGTCCAAAGCGCGGACTGGTGTGGGATCTGGAGGAAGCGAACAAGGCCATCCGGTTCTACCGCACAGTCTTGAAGCTCAATGGAGGGGAGTTCGAAGGTCTGCCATTTGAGCTTCTGCCCTGGCAGAAGTTTATCGTCGGCAGCATTTTTGGCTGGAAAACGAGTGACGGCTATCGCCGTTTTCGTGTGGTGTACGTCGAAAGCGGGAAGGGATCGGGAAAGTCTCCGCTGGCTGCGGGAGTAGGGCTAAAAGGCTTGGTCGCCGACAACGAGGCGCGCGCCGAGATCTACGCGGCGGCGACGAAAAAAGACCAGGCAATGATCCTGTTCCGAGATGCTGTTGCGATGGTGCAACAGTCGCCAGAGCTGACTAAGCGTCTGGCGTGCAGCGGCACGGGGCAAAACATCTGGAACCTTGCCTACCTCAAGGCAGGCTCGTTCTTTCGCCCGATCAGCTCGGACGACGGCCAGTCGGGTCCCCGGCCGCATATGGCGCTGATTGACGAGGTGCACGAGCACAAGACCAACCTCGTCGTGGAGATGATGCGAGCCGGCACCAAGAGCCGCAAACAAGCGCTCATTTTCATGATCACCAACAGTGGCTCGAACAAGCGCGGACCGTGCTGGGAATATCACGAGTACGGTTCCAGAGTGGCTTCGGGCGCGCTGATCGATGATGGTTTCTTCGCCTATATCTGCTCGCTGGATGAAGGCGACGACCCGATCAAGGACGAAAGCTGCTGGTTCAAATCCAACCCGTCACTGCAGGACGCTGACCTGCCAGGCATGAAGTATTTACGCGAGCAGGTGACCGAGGCGCGCGGGATGCCGAGCAAAGAGGCAATGGTGCGGCGATTGAATTTTTGCGAGTGGACGGGGGCAGAATCGCCGTGGATCTCATGGGATGTCTGGAGTCAGGCGGAAGAGCGGGTGCCGATGTCCCTGCTGCGTAACCGCCCCTGTGTGGGTGGACTCGACCTCTCCAGCACTACCGACCTCACGGCCTTTGTCCTGCTGTTTTATCCAACCTATGAAGATCCGTATTGGCGTCTCCTGCCGTACTTCTGGATCCCCGACTTCGAGCTGGATAAGCGTGAAGCCCGGGACAAGGTGCCGTATGCCGCCTGGATCAAGTCGCGGGATCTGGAAACAACTCCAGGGCGTGCAATCAGCAAACTGCACGTGCTGCGCAGGATGCAGACCATCTGCGATTTCTTCCAGGTAGACAAGATTGCCTTCGATCGATGGCGCATAGAAGACATGCGCCAGTTGATGGCCGAGTACGACATCGTCTTGCCACCGCTGGTTGAGTTCGGGCAGGGCTTCAAGGACATGGGGCCGGCGGTGGACGAGTTCGAGCGCCGCCTGCTCGGGATGGCAGACCTCAGCACTGAGGACGACGAAGCGTCAGCTGAGTTCTTCGACGATTCTCTATCGCTTGAAGTGGTGGAGTCCTTGCGTCATGACGGCAACCCGGTCATGACCTGGTGCGCGGGCAATGCTGTGATCGTTTCCGATCCGGCGAACAACCGCAAAGCTGACAAGGCCAAGGCCACCGGACGAATCGACGGGATCATCGCCGGCATCATGGCGACGGGTATCAGCGGTGCAGCCTCATCCGGCAGCAGCGGAACATCCATTTACGACGAAGGAGTCGGGGTTTGAACATCATCGCAATCGCTGCGTGGTTGGCCGGCCTGGTCGGTTTCGGTCTGTTGGTCGGCGGGGTCGCTTTGCTGCATGTGCCCACAGCTTTCATCGTCGCGGGGCTTGGCCTGATTGCCTGGGCCTGGGTGGCCGACAAGGCTGCCGCTCGAATTCAACTCAAGCGCACACCCGAAGGAGGTTGAGCATGTTCTTCAGTAACTTGCTCGGTGCCAACGACGGGGTAGTTTCCGATGGCCGCAGCGGCTTCTGGCGCAGCCTGATTGGGTCAGGCCGATCAGCAGCTGGGGTGCAGGTCACACCGGACAGTGCTCTGGCAATCACAGTCCTGCAGGAGTGTGTGACGCTGCTGGCTGAGAGCATCGGCCAGTTGCCGCTCGAAATGTACCGCCGGCTCGGCGACGGCAAGCGTGAAGTCGCGGCAGGCCACCCGCTGTACGATGTACTGCGCTATCAGCCCAACCCCTGGCAGACACCCTATGAGTACCGCGAAGCCAGCCAGCTGGCATTGGGGCTGAGAGGCAACTGCTACAGCTTCATCGAGCGGGGAGATGACGGAGCAGTCAAAGCGCTTTACCCGCTGCACAATGACAAGGTCCAGGTCCTCAAAGGCGGTGATCTCCGGCCGGTATATCGCATTGGCGGTCATGACCCACTGCCCATGCGACAGATTCACCATGTGCGCTGGCACACGAAAAACCATTACATCGGCCTGTCACCTATTGAGCTGCATGCTGATGCAGTCGGTCTGGCCCAGGCCGTCAGGCAGTATGCGGGGAAATCATTTGCCAACGGCACAGCCGTCAGTGGTGTGATCGAGCGGCCGCGGGAATCGCCTCCGATCAAGGAGCAGGGCAGCATTGATCGGATCCTTGATCAGTGGGGGGCGAAATTCTCTGGCATCGATAACGCCAAGAAAGTTGCGATGCTGCAGGAGGGGATGACCTTCAAGCCAGTCTCGATGAGCAACGTCGATGCCGAATTGCTGGGGATTCTCAAGGCCACCGGGCTGGACCTGGCGCGGATCTACAAGATTCCACCGCATATGATCAACGACCTGGAGAAGGCCAGCTATAACAGCCTTGAGCAGCTGCTGATTCAGTACGTGATCTTTGCCCTGATGCCATGGGTCAAGCGCCATGAACAAGCAATGATGCGCGACTTCCTGCTGCCAGCAGAGCGGCGCGAGTACTTTATCGAGTTCAACCTGTCCGGCTTGCTGCGTGGCGATCAAAAGAGTCGCTATGACGCGTACGCGATTGGCCGGCAATGGGGGTGGCTATCCATCAATGACATTCGCCGCCTGGAGAACATGCCACCAGTGGCCAATGGCGATAGCTACCTGCAACCCCTGAACATGACCGATGTGTCTCATGGCTTGCCGAACATGAACAACCCCGACGTCCGCGCTCAACTTGAGCAGCAGCGCGACGACATCTTGAGGATGCTTGCCGCATGAAACGACATCTGCGTGCTGCCAGCCTGCTGTTCAATCAGCCGCTGCTGACGACCCCTGATATGTTGGACCTGGCCGTGCGCTGGGCCAACCAGACAATGAGCCTGAACATCGTCAATTTGAGCATGGGCGGTCCGGCTGCCGATGCCAGGCTGTTCTACGACGATGATGATTACCAGGCCCAGCAGGATCGCCGTGAGGAGCAACGTCGCGCAGCGATTGCACAAACGGGCGTGGAGGTGATTCCAGTACATGGCGTGCTCGTTAGTCGTGGCAGCCATCTGAATGCCTGCGAGACGATGACCAGTTACGAAGGGTTGCGTGCAGCTCTGAATCAAGCGGTGGCAGATCCGATGGTCGAACACATTGTGCTCGACATCGACAGCCCTGGTGGGAGCGCGGTGGGCGCTTTTGAGCTGGCAGCTGACATTCGTGCGGCAACCAAGATCAAGCCGGTTACCGGCTTGGTGAATTTCATGGCGTACTCAGGTGGCTACCTGATTGCGGCTGCGTGCACGGACATCGTGGTAAGCCTGACGTCGGGTGTGGGATCTATCGGGGTGATTGCCAGCCACATGGATCGATCCAGGATGATCGAGGGCATGGGCGTCAAGGTCACCACGGTGTTTGCCGGAGCGCACAAGAATGACCTGAGCCCTAACGAGCCACTCACCGAACAGTCACTGCAGGTACTCAACGACATCGTGCAGGAGAGTTATCAGCTCTTCACGAGCCATGTCGCCGAGTACCGAAATCGCGATGTGGCCGACATTGTTGCCACCGAGGCTGGGTGCTACCGAGGTGCCGCTGCCATTGCTGCTGGACTGGCGGATCGCCTGGAAGCGCCTCAGCTTGCGGTCGACAACCTGTCTCGCGCAGTCGCGCTTAGCCGTGCTCAACGACAGGGCAGCGCGCAGGCCCGACAACGAATCAGCGTGCAGGCTTCGGCCTTTGCAATTCAGTCCCAACTCTGACCGCGTTCGCGGCAGTGACCTCAACCGCCTATTGGCGGTTTTTTTATGCCCAGGAGGCAGTATGTCCCTCGTAACTCAATTGCGTAGCGAACGCGCCACTATCAATGGTCAGATTCAGGCGCTGGCCCAACTCGAAGCCGCAGGCACTTCACTCACTGCAGAGCAGCTGGCGCAATTCGAGCAGCTCAGCGTGCAGTTCAACAGCCTGTCCGAAAAACTGTCGCGCGCCGAACTCGCCGAGCGTACTGCCTTGGCCAGCGCGGTACCCGTCGACGAAAGCGCCCAGGGCCTGAATGGTCCGCCGGCCAGCATCAGCGGCCCGTTTTCTGCCAAACCTGTGCCTGGGGCCAAGATGGCGCAGATGGTGCGGGTGCTGGCAGCCGCGCGCGGGGATCAGCATGCCGCCGCCAAGATGGCGACGGACGCTGGCTACAACCCTGAAATTGCCATGGCTCTCAGCACCGTTACTCCTGGCGCTGGCGGGGTGCTCGTGCCGCAAAGTTTTTCCAGCGAAGTCATTGAATTGCTGCGTCCGAAGTCGGTGGTGCGCAAGCTGGGTGCCGTTTCCCTGCCGCTGCAGAACGGAAACATCACGGTTCCGCGGATCAAAGGTGGCGCCGTCGTGGGGTACATCGGTACCGAAGAGGACATGCCCGTGACCGATCTGCAATTCGACGACCTGAAACTGGCGTCGAAGAAGCTGGCGGCCCTGGTTCCGATCAGCAACGACCTGCTGGCGTACTCGGGGACCAACCCGAACGTCGATCGCCTGGTGGTCAACGATCTCACTGCCTCGGTGGCGCTGGCGGAAGATCTGTCTTTCCTGCGTGGCGCCGGTACCGGCAACTTGCCGAAGGGGCTGCGCTTCTGGGCACCGGCATTCAACGTGTTTGCAGCGCCTGCCGCAGTGACGCTTGAGGCAGTTGAGTTTGCCTTGTCCGCTTTGATCCTGCGTCTCGAGAATGCCAACTCCAATATGACCGCTCCGGGCTTTGTCATGGCGCCTCGCACCAAGCGCTGGCTTGCCGCCTTGCGTGACGGCAATGGCAACAAGGCCTATCCGGAGCTGGACCAAAACATGCTGAAAGGCTTCCCGGTGGGCTCGACCACCCAGATCCCCATCAACCTGGGCGGCGAGGGGGATGCCTCGGAAATTCACTTCGCTGACTTTGCTGACTGCTTTATCGGTGAAGACGATGCCATGGTCATCGATTTCAGCAAGGAAGCCACCTACAAGGACGGCAGCGGCAATGTCATCAGCGCCTTTCAGCGGGATCAGACGTTGGTGCGCGTGATTGCCAAGCATGACTTCGGCCCGCGGCACGTCGAGTCGGTGGCGGTGATGACCGGCGTTAAATGGGGTAGCACCCTCTAACAAACCTGGCCCGGAACCCCGGGCCTTCCATTGCTCGATTTAGGGGGCTCTCATGTCCAAAGTGATCGTGATTTTCGAGAAAAACTGGCGCGGCTATGCCGCCGGCGAAACTGCTGGCTTCGATGCCAGTGTCGCGGACAGTCTGGTTGAAGCAGGCTTTGCAATTGAAGCCGATGAAAAGGCCCCAAGGAAGGCTCGGAATGCTGCTCCCGGGGCGGCTAAAGGCAATGCCGGCGCAAGCGATGCCGATACTGACAGCAAGTCAGGCGCTCAAGCGGATGCCGACGGGAAGCCCTGATCATGGCCAGGCGCATTGCATACATCGGTGAGCCGGTGCTGACCCTTGCCGAAGTGGCGCTCCAATGTCGGATTGAGCCGGAAGACCTGCAGCACGAGCTGGTGGAACAGATCATCATTCCGGGCGTGACCGGCCTTTGCGAGAGCCGCACCGGTGCGGCGATACGACAGGCCACCTATGTCGAAGACTGGCCGGAGCACTACCTGTCCGGACACGCCTTGGATGTGGGCCAGGCAACTGAAGTGGAGTCGCTGGCGGTGCTGCGGGCTGACGGCAGTGAGCAGGATCTGCCCGGGCCCTTTGACCTGCGCCAAGGCCACCGCGAGAGCTTTCTTCACTTCGGTACCGGGCGGCCGCCGGGTGTGCTGCGCATTCGCTATCGGGCCGGGCTGGACCTGGATGCGCACCCGGGGGTGCGTACCTGGTTGCTGATGGCGGCAGCCACCGCTTACCAGCAACGGGAGACGCTGGTGGTCGGTCAGGCCCTGACTGAACTGCCGTCGTCCTTCATCGATACATTGCTGGCGGATGTGACCGTGCCGCCGAGGTTCTGACCATGGCTGTACAAGCGGGTGGTGTGGGGCGAATGCGTGAGCCAGGGGCTGGCGAACTGAACCGGCGCATCAAATTGCGTCTGCGCAGTGATCTGCCTGAGGGCGAGTACGACCTGGCCTCGGTCTTCACGGAAGAGAAATACCGGTGGGCAAGGATCGTTCCGGTTGGCACGGCCACCTATGTGGCCGGGTTGCAGGTTGACGCCAAAGTCACCCACCGCGTGACCTTGTATTTTCTCGATGGCCTCAGTGAATGCCATGAAGTGGTACACGGGACGAAGGTCTACCGTATCCAGCGTGTCGCGGATATCAACGGTAACCACCGCTTCACCGTCCTCGATGTAGAGCTGCTGGGCTTGCTGCAGGCAGGAGGTGGATTGTATGGCTAACTCGGCGTCCGTCGGGGCGTACATGCATATTGACGGCTTCGACCAGTTCCACCGTGACCTGTTCGACCGCAGGGAGATCAAGAAGGGCATGCGCAGGGCCGGCAAGCTGGTTGCCCAGCGTGCCCAGCTAAACATTGCGCTGGCCCGTGGCCAGGGCGACTACCCGATCAACCGAACCGGTGCCACCCTTCAATCCATCAAGTTCAAGGTCTCCCGCGCGGGCTTCCTGGTCAAGGTCGCGCCTTACAAGACCTCGGCAATGAAGGAGTACTACCCGGCCTACCTGCACTACGGCGTGAAGCAGGGGCGTCGGCTGCAGCCATTGGCGCCGGGCATGGGAAAGGGCAAATCCAACCGCCGGGCTAAAGGGCAGCGGGCGGCGGTACTGGCTGAGCGGGCCGCTGGTGCCTGGCGCATCACCCCCAGGGCCAACTACATGGAAGACGCGCTGCAGGACAGCAAGGCCCGGGTGGAAGCCATCCTCAAGGCTGCGTTCGCCGCCGCCATCAGTTAAACCTCGCTGGATCACTCCCATGAAAATATCCCCCGTGATCGCGCACCTGCGCGAACACTGCCCGAGCCTGCACCAGCGGGTCACGGGCGGCATCGACCTGGACGCGGTCAGCGAATCGGTACTGCTGAAAAACCCCTCGGCCTACGTCATTGCCGCCGACGACAAGCCCGGTGAGAACAAGGCCGAGAACGCGGTCATTCAGGACGTCGAAGACCGTATCGAAGTCGTCCTGGTCATGGATACCAAGGACGAGCGCGGCCAGCAGGCCATCGACCTGCTCCATGACTTTCGCAAGGAGCTGTGGCGCGCCTTGGTCGGCTGGAAGCCAGCGGCGGAATACGACCCGATCGTCTACGACGGCGGTGGCTTGGTGCTGATCAACCGGGCCCGGGTCGTGTACCGCTTCAGCTTCTCGGCCGCGTTCCAGCTGGGCCGCAATGCCGCCACCGATCCGGCCGAGACCTGGCACGAATACGAGCTCGACGGCCTGCCGCCGTTCACGGGCGCGACCATCAACATGGACTGCATCGACCCGGCAGATCCCAACCTGCAGCACCCAGGCCCGGACGGGCGCATCGACGCGACATTCTCAGGAGACGTATCCCCATGACCAACCGCATCACCGTGGTGCCGGCCTCAGGCCGCGCCGTGCCCGACCCGGAGCTGGGCGACCTGCTGCCCGCCAAGGGTCGCGAAGTCACCGACAACGCCTGGTGGCGCCGCCGTCTCGATGACGGCGATGTCACCCAGCCGTCCGCGAAAGCGCCGAAGCAAGAAAAAGAGGGGGATCAGTAATGGCCATCGGCTTCAGCAACATCCCCGGCGATGTCCGGGTTCCGCTGTTCTACGCGGAAATGGATAACTCGGCGGCCAACAGCGCGTCCTCGGCCATGCGCCGGCTGATCGTCGGTCAGGTGAACGAAACCGCTTCGGCTGCGGAGATCGGCTCGCTGGTACTGGTGCCCAGCTTGGCCTTGGCGAAGAACATCGGTGGCCAGGGCTCGATGCTCGCTGCCATGTACGATGTCTGGCGCAAGGCAGACCCGGTCGGCGAGATCTGGTGCCTGCCGCTGAAAGCCTCGACCGGTACCGCTGCGACGGCCACCGTGACCATCACCGGTGCCGCCACCGAGGCCGGCCTGCTGAATCTGTACGTTGGCGGTGTGCGGGTCCAGGCCAGCGTGATCAATGCCTCGACCCCAACCCAGGCGGCGACCGCGTTGGCTGCCCAGATCAACGCGGCGGTCGATCTGCCGGTAACGGCGGTGGCAGCGGCTGGTGTAGTCACCCTGACCTGCAAATGGAAAGGCGACAGCGGCAACGACATCAGCCTGCTGCTCAACCGGCAGGGCAAGGCCAACGGCGAATTTACCCCGGCCGGCCTGACTGTGGTGGCAGCAGCCTTCACCGGCGGCGTCGGCACACCTGACCAGACCGCCGCGCTGGCCGCGCTCGGTGATGAGCCGTTCGAGTTCATCTGTGTGCCGTGGTCGGACACCACCACGCTGGATGCCTGGAAGCTGGCGATGAGCGATAGCGCCGGGCGCTGGTCGTGGTCCAAGCAGCTGTTCGGTCATGTCTATTCGGCCAAGCGCGGCACCCTAGGCACCCTGGTCGCCGCCGGGCAGGCCCGCAACGATCAGCACATGACCATCCAGGCGGTGGAGCCGGGCGTACCGCAGCCGGTCTGGGTGCAGGCCGCGTCCTGGACTGCGCGCACCGCCGTGTTCATCTCCGCCGATGCCAGTCGCCCGACCCAGAGCGGCAGCCTGCCGGGCCTGGACCCGGCGCCGCCGAGCGGGCGTTTCACCCTGACCGAGCGGCAGTCGTTGCTCAGCTACGGCATGGCCACCGCGTACTACGAAGGCGGGTATCTGCGCATCCAGCGCTCGATCACCACCTACCAGAAGAACGCCTACGGCCAGGCCGACAACTCGTACCTGGACAGCGAGACCCTGCACCAGTCGGCCTTCATCATCCGCCGCCTGCAGGGCGTGATCACCAGCAAGTACGGGCGGCACAAGCTGGCCAACGATGGCACCCGCTTCGGCGCCGGTCAGCCGATCGTCACGCCGAGCACCATCCGTGGCGAGCTGATCGCCCAGTACGCCAAGCTCGAGCTGGAAGGGCATGTGGAGAACGCTGAGCTGTTCGCCGAGCACCTGGTGGTCGAGCGCGACAGCAACGACCCGAGCCGGGTCAACGTGCTGTTCCCGCCGGACTACGTCAACGGCCTGCGCGTGTTCGCGCTGCTCAACCAGTTCCGCCTGCAATACGACGCCGTGGCCTGACCCGGTACGCTACAACCCGAGCCCGCCCTGAGCGGGCTTTTTCATTCTGGAGAACATGACCATGGGTCAAAGAGCAGCGGGCACCTGCTACGTGAAAGTGGACGGCACCCAACTGACGGTTAGCGGCAACTGCGAGGCGCCGTTGAGCGACGTGAAGCGGGAGACCATCGCCCCGGGCTTTTACAAGGAAGAGGATCTGGCGCCGTACCTGAAGGCCTCGGTGATCTTCGAGCCCGGATTCCCGATCAAGAAGCTGGTGACCGGTACCGACATGACCATCACCTGCGAATTCAAGAACGGTAAAACCTACGTGCTGTCGGGCGCCTACCTGGTCGATGAGCCAACTGGCAAGGGCGAGGACGGCCTGGTTGACCTGCAGTTCGACGGTACCAAGGGGGTGTGGCAATGAGCGTAACCATCATGCTGGCAGCGCCGGTGACGGCGCATGACCAAGAGCTGACCGAGCTGACCCTGCGTCGGCCGACGGTGCAAGAGGTCCGGGCGATCAAGGCCCTGCCATACAAGCTCGACAGCAACGAAGAGGTCTCGCTCGACATGGAGGTTGCGGCCAAGTACATCGCCGTCTGCGCTGCTGTGCCGCCTTCGACCGTCAACCAGTTGGACCTGCACGACCTCAATACCCTGAGCTGGCGGATCGCGAGTTTTTTCTTGAATGCGGCCTCGAAGACTTCGACGCCCTGACCGCCCTTGCCTACGACCTTGCCTGGTTCTGGAAGGTTGACCCCGACCAGATTCTGGCCAAGCCGCTCGACCTCTTTCTCGAATCGTTGGTGCATGCCCAGCGCATCAACGCCCTGCAGCAGGTGCCGTGATGGCCGACAAATTTCAACTCAAGGCGCTGATCACCGGCGTCGACAAGCTGTCGCCGACCTTGTCCGGGATCCGCAAGAACGTCTCGGTGTTCCAGAAGAGCCTGCAGCAGACCGGCCTGGGCAATATCGGCATCAAGGATCTGCTGGCCGGTGGCGCTCTGGCTGCGCCCTTCGTGGCGGGTATCAGCAAGGCGATCGAGTTTGAATCGCAGATGGCCGACGTCAAGAAGGTGGTCAACTTCGACTCGCCGGATCAGTTCAAGCAGATGTCCGACGATATCGGGCGGATGTCCGAACGCTTGCCGATGGCAGCCGGCGATATCGCCAAGATCGTCGCCGCCGGCGGCCAGTCCGGCATTGCCCGCGAGGAACTGATGGGCTTCGCCGAGGCGGCGGTCAAGATGGGCGTCGCCTTCGACCAGACCGCCGACCAGTCGGGCGACATGATGGCCAAGTGGCGCACGTCGTTCAAAATGGGCCAGGCCGACGTGGTCGAGCTGGCCGACAAAATCAACTACCTGGGCAACACCGGCCCGGCCAACACCCGGCAAATCTCTGACATCGTCACCCGCATCGGGCCGCTGGGCGAGATTGCCGGCCTGGCCTCAGGCCAGATTGCTGCCTTGGGCGCAACCATGGCCGGCGTTGGCGTCGAGCAGGAGGTCGCGGCGACCGGTATCAAGAACTTCATGCTGGCCATGACCAAGGGCTCGGCGGCGACCAAGGGCCAGGCCGAGGCCTTCCAGTCGTTGCGCCTGGATTCCAAGAACGTGGCCAAAGCCATGCAGAAGGATGCCCAGGGCGCCGTGCTCGACATCCTCAACCGCATCAGCAAGATCGACAAGGACAAGCAGGCCGGGGTAATGACCCAGCTATTCGGCAGCGAGTCGATCACCGCCATCGCGCCGCTGCTGACCAACCTGGACCTGCTCAAGGGCAACCTGAAGAAGGTGGCCGACGAGAAGTCCTATGCCGGCTCCATGGACAAGGAGTACGCGGCGCGAGCCGCCACCACGGCCAACAACCTGCAGCTGCTGCGCAACACCATCGACGGCGTAGGTCGGGCCCTGGGCGAAGCCTTGCTGCCCGGCCTGAACGCTGCGATCGACGCCATCCGGCCGATGATCACCTACACGGCAGCGCTGGTTCAGGCCAACCCCGAACTGGTCCGTGGCCTGGTGGGCGCGGCTGCCGCCTTCACCGGCATCCGGCTGGCCATCATGTCCGCGACGGTCGCCACCCGGGTGATGGGTCTGGCACTGGCCACCAACCCGATCACCCTGATCGCCGCCGGGATCGCCACCGCTGCCGGGCTGATCATCAGCAACTGGGAGACGGTCGGGCCGTTCTTCTCGGCGTTGTGGGAGCTGATCAAGGCCTATTCGGTGCCGTTCCTCGACTTCATGAAATCGATCTTCGGCTGGACCCCGCTGGCCCAGATCATCGAGAACTGGGGGCCGATCGTCGATTGGTTCAAGGGCTTGTGGGAAGACGTGCGGCCCTACCTCGAGTTCCTTGGCCTGCAGAAAGGCGGAGAGGGGCTGACCGCCAAGATCACCGGCATGGCCGAGGCGCAGCAAGTACGCAACGCCGGCATTGGCAGCGGTACCGGCGAATTGCTGAAGGCTGATGCAGGCCCTCGATCTCTGGTCGAGCGGGGCGAGATGTGGAAGAGCTCAGGTCTGCCCAGCAAGGGCGACTTGTTGAGCGCCCCAGGCTTGGCTGCAGCACCTGGGAGCTTGGTGCAACAAGCTGCAGCCAACAACAAGGCGCGGGTCGATGGTGAGCTGAACATCAACATCAATGGGGCGCCACCTGGCACTCGCGTCGAGCCCCCGAAAACCAACCAGCCCGGCCTGCAGGTCAATCCGAAGGTCGGCTATCGCAGCCTGGGAGCAGCCCCGACATGAGTACGACGACCTGGCGGGACAGCCTGCTGCCGGCATCGTTTCGCGGCATACCCTTCGTCATTGAGCAGACGTCGGTACCGGCCGGCCAGCGTGGCCAGTTGCATGAGTTCGTCCAGCGCGACGAGCCGTTCTACGAGCAACTGGGCAAGCAGGCCCAGGTGCACAAGCTCACGGCCTACGTGATCGGCGCGGATTGCTTCGAGCGCCGCGACAAGCTGCTGGAAGCGCTGGAAACCCCCGGGCCGGGGGAGCTGGTGCACCCCTGGCTGGGGCGCATGTCGGTCAAGGTTGGCCCCTGCGAAGTCAGCCATGATCGGCGTGAAGGCGGCATGGCCCGCTTCGAGCTGGAGCTGTACCCGGACCTGCCGCGCAAGTTTCCTTCCGCTCGGGCCAACACCCGGCAACAGACGGTCAAGGCCTCCAGCGGTCTGCTCGACTCGGCGCTGGGCCGCTACTCGGCGGCCATGAGCAAGGTCGATGCCGCGCGCATCAACCTGATCGGCCTGCGCAACAGCGTCAGCGGCGCCTTTGCTGCCGTGCAGCAGCACTTCGCGCCGCTGGCCTCGATGTTCAACGGCCTCGGTGGTTTTGTGCAGGACATCGTCGGTGCCCCGGACAGCCTGCGCGGGCTGTTCGGCAGCTACCTCGGCAGCTTTGGCGGGGGACTGTTCAGCCTGTTCTCATCGCCGGGTGGTTCTTCGGGTTCCAGCGCTCGCGGTGCATCGAGTTCCAGCTATCGCGGCCCGTTGAGCGAAGCCTCCCAGCACGTTGAATCCATTCGGGCCATCGATACCGTTCCGCAGGTCAGCGGTGCCGATACCGGCGCCGCCGCCCAGGCCACCGCCAACCTGGTGCAGGACGCGCTATTGGTTCAGGTCAGTCAACTGGTGGCGGATCTGCCGGTGGCACCAAAGGTCGAGCCGGTCGCTGCCGCGCCGACCCTGGAGCAGCAGCTGGTGCAGCCGATCGAGCGCCCGGAAGTGCCGGTGGCCGACGATGTTCTGCAGTTGCGCGACGAGCTCGACACCGCGATCTGGCAGGCCTCGCTCAAGGCGGATCATGCGCATTACCAGGCCCTGACCGAGGTGCGCCATGCCGTCGGCGCGCACCTGACGGCCGTGGCGGCGTCCGGGGTGCGCCTGGTCGATGTCACCCCGGCGCAGTCATTGCCGGCGCTGGTGCTGGCGTACCAGCGCTTCGGCGATGCCACCCGCGTCGGTGAGGTGGTGCAGCGCAACCGTATCCGGCACCCGGGCTTCGTCCCGCCGTTGCCGCTGAAACTCGCTCAGGAGTAGGGCATGGATCAAGACAACGCCGTGACCTTGCTGGTCGATGGCCTGGAGTACAGCGGCTGGAAGGAAGTGCAGATCTCGGCGGGGCTGGAGCGTCAGGCCCGCGACTTCAACCTCGGGATCACCTGGAGCTGGGCCGGGCAGGAGGCCCCGCAGCCCATCCGTCACGGTGCCTACTGCGAGGTGCTGATCGGCAATGACCTGGTGCTGACCGGCTGGGTGTTCGCCACGCCTATCAGTCACGATGCCCGCCAGATCACCCTGACCGTGTCGGGGCGTTCGCTGACCGCCGACCTGGTGGACTGCGCCGCGATCAATCAGCCCGGCCAGTGGAAGAACCAGGACGTCCTGTCGATCGTGAAAGCCCTGGCTGCCCCTTACGGCCTGCAGGTGCGCAGCGAGATCGGTGCCACGGCGAAGCTGTCCGACCACACCATCGAGCCGGGGGAAACGGTGTTCGAGTCCATCGATCGCCTGTTGACCCTGTTCCGGGTGTTTTCCACCGATGACGCCCAGGGCCGAGTGCTGCTTGCCAGCGTCGGCAGCGAAGGGCGGGCCGTCGACGCAATCGAGGTCGGCAAGAACGTGCTGACGGTCAGTGCGTCGTTCGACTTCGCCGGGGTGTTCTCCGAATACCAGGTGCTCGGCCAGCGCAGCGGCACCGACGACAGCTTCGGCGCCCAGGCGGCCGAGGTGTCGGCCACGGTCCGCGATGACCGCACGGCGCGCCGCCGGGTGCACATCATTCACCAGACCGGCCAGATGACTGACGAGCTGGCCCAGAGCCGGGCCAACTGGGAGCGTGGCAACCGCATGGGCAAGGCCTTGCAGGCGACCTACACGGTGCAGGGCTGGCGGCAGTCCAACGGTGCGCTGTGGCGGCACAACAGCCTGGTGCGGGTGATCGACCCGCTGATCGGGTTTGACCGCGACATGCTGATCGCCGAGGTCACCTACTCACTCAACGACAAGGGCACGGTCACCACCCTGGTGGTCGGCCCTCCCGAAGGTTTCGAGCCTGAGCCCGCCGACCCGCTCAAGCGGCGCAAGCTGAAGAAGGGCCGAAAGGGCGACAGCTTCGAATACCTGCTGCCAGAGGACTGGGACAAGCAATGACGATCCTGACACGCATGCTCGTGCGCGGCACCGTGGTGCTGGCCGCCGCGACCCACAAACTGCAGGCGCTGCAAATGCGCCTGACCGCCGGGGAAATCAAGGATGGCCTGGAGCACTTCGAGCCCTATGGCTTCACCAGCCATCCCTTGCCCGGCGCCGAGGGCATTGCCGCCTTCCTTGGCGGTGATCGCTCGCACGGCATCGTACTGGCCGTGGCCGATCGCCGTTACCGCCTGCAGGCGCTGGAGGCCGGTGAGGTGGCGCTCTACACCGACGAAGGCGACAAGGTGCACCTCAAACGTGGTCGGATCATCGACATCGAGACCGACACGCTGAACATCAAGGCCACCACGGCGGTGAATTTCGACACGCCAGAAATCACCCAGAGCGGGCGGATTGTCTCCCTGGGCGATCAGGTGGCCGGTGGTGTCAGCCAGATTGAGCATGTGCATGGGGGCGTGCTGAGCGGTGGTGGCCAGACCGAGCCCCCGGCAGGCGGTGCTCCATGATCCTCAGTGACAGTGAAAAGTCCCTGGTGCGCACCGTGGTCATCAGCCTGTTCACCTGGCGCCGCGCCGGCCCAGACGACCCCGTTGATGACGAAGAACGCTACGGCTGGTGGGGCGACAGTTTCCCCCGAGTGGCCGATGACCGCATCGGCTCGCGCCTGTGGCTGCTGCGCCGGGTCAAGCTGACCGAGCGGACCCAGCGCGATGCCGAGTACTACGCTGCCGAGGCCCTGCGCTGGCTGATCGATGACGGCCAGGTGCTCAAGGTGACGATCGCCAGTGAGCGGGCCGACAGCAGCCGCCTGAACCTGCGCGTGGTGCTGACGCTGCTCAGCGGCCACCCGCTGATCATTGAACCCGACCAACTCTGGCAGGTGAACTATGCCGTTTGATACCCCCACGCTGCCCGCGTTGATCAGCCGCGTTCAGGCCGACCTCGGCAGCAATGCCCTGCGTCATTCCGATGCCCAGGTGCTGGCCCGCGCATTGAGCGCCGCTGCGTTTGGGCTGTATGGCTACCTGGACTGGGTCGCCGAGCAGATCCTGCCCGACAGCGCCGATGAGGAAACCCTGGAGCGCATGGCCGCCATCCGCCTGAGCGCGCCGCGTAAACCCGCGCAACCCGCGACTGGGCCGGTTGGTTTTACTGCTGCGCTGGGGGCGGTGCTCGCCATCAACACCGTGCTGCAGGCCAGTGACGGGCGCTCCTACCGGGTGACCGCTGATGTCACCACCGTGGCCGGGGCCAACACCGCCACGGTCGAAGCCCTGGACGGTGGCCCGCTGGGCAATGCCGCTACCGGCCTGAGCCTGAACCTGGTGCAGCCGGTTGAGGGCATTGCCAGTGTGTTTACCGTGCTGGCCCCGGGCCTGGTTGGCGGGATCGCCGAGGAAAGCCTGGAGGCCCTGCGCGGCCGGGTGATTCGTTCTTACCGAGTCATCCCGCACGGCGGCTCGGCGGACGACTACGAAACCTGGGCGTTGGAATGCCCGGGCATCACCCGAGCCTGGTGTCGGGGTAACTACCTGGGGGCCGGCACGGTCGCGTTGTTCGTGATGCGCGACAACGACGCAGACCCCATCCCCAATCCCACGCAGTTGGCCGAGGTGAAGGCCTATGTCGAGGTACGCCGGCCGGTGACGGCGGAGCTGTATGTGTTTGCGCCGGTCCCGGTGCCGGTGGTCTACAGCGTGCGCCTGAAGCCCGACAGTACCGCCGTGCGGGCCTCGGTCGAAGCCAAGCTGCTGGACCTGCATGCCCGTGAGGCGGGCCTGGGTGACACGCTGCTGATCAGTCATATCCGCGAAACCATCAGTGGCGCGAACGGCGAACATGACCATGTTCTGGTCTCGCCTGCGGCTGATGTGGTGCCCGCGGCCAATCAATTGCTGACCTATGGGGGCTGCGTATGGTTGCCCTGAGAACGCCCGAGCAGTACCGCGAGCAATTGCAGGCCTTGTTGCCAGTTGGTCCTGCCTGGGATCCGGAGCTGGCCCCCGAGATCGATGCAATCCTTGGCGGCATGGCGGCCGAGCTTGCCCGAATTGAAGGTCGCGTGGTCGACCTGGTCGGCGAGATGGATCCGGCCACTACCGCCGAACTGCTCGGCGACTGGGAGCGCGTGGCGGGCTTGCCCGACAAATGTGCTGGCACGCTGGAGACCACGGTGCAGGGCCGGCGCAATGCGCTGCTGGCCAAGCTGAACGCCACTGGCGGCCAGTCGAAGGCGTATTTCATCGCGCTTGCGGCCGCGCTTGGCTACCAGATCACGATTGAAGAATTCCACCCGTTCCAAGCTGGCCGGGCGGCAGCGGGCGACATCCTTACCAACGGCGGCTGGCGGTTCACCTGGCGCGTGCATGCCCCTGAAGTCACGGTGATCCCGTTTCGTGCGGGTCGGTCGGCTGCGGGCGAGCAGTTGCGCGCCTGGGGCAACGATACGCTGGTGTGCAAGCTCAGGCAGCTCGCCCCGGCGCACACAGTGGTGCTGTTTGCCTATGGCAACTCGTCGCTGGACCTGCTGTTCACCTCTGGCACCTACCTCGTCAAGCAGCAGGCGCAGCCATTCAGCAGCGTCGTCAACTTCACCCGGGCTTCGACTGGGTCGTACCTGGATGCGGCCGGGGTGCTGCAGACCGCCGCCATTGATGCGCCGCGATTCGAGTTCAGTGCTGCAGGTGCGCCGCTGGGCCTGCTGTTCGAGCAGCAGCGGACGAACCTTGCATTGCAGTCTGCAGACTTTGGCAACGCAGCCTGGAGCAAGAGCGGTGTCACCATTGCCCCGAGCGCAGTCGTGGCGCCGGACGGGACGTTGGCCAGCAAAATGGTCGAGAGCGTTGCGAACGCCACCCACGGCCTTAGCCAGGCGGGCAAGGTGGTGACGGGCAACACCAAGTACTGCCGTTACGTGTTCGCCAAGGCCGACGGCAGTGGGCGCCTCCTGTACTTGGAGACGGACAGCTTCGCCCAGTGGGTGAACAGTGGTAGTGCCAGGTTCAACCTCGACAACGGCACTATCGACAACGCATCCCCCGGTCTTGATGGCGTCGGAATTCAACCATACCCGAACGGCTGGTACCTCTGCTGGCTCACGGCAACCACCATTGCCAGTCCTGTCGCGGTTCCGTTTGATATTCAGCTGGCCACGTCAGGAAGTCCCAGCTACGCCGGCGATGGGGTTTCCGGTGCATACATATGGGGCGCCCAGCTTGAAGCTGGTGATGGTCCTAGCTCATACATCCCAACACTTGCCGCGCCCGTAACCCGGGCAGCTGACCTTGCTCATGTCCCGGCAGCGGGGTGGCTGCAGAGCGGTGAAGGCACTCTGTTTGCCGAAATCGGTTACTCGTCGGTGCCCGTACCTGGCGTCACTGAAGTGATCGGCGCCACGCTCGGCACTACCAGTACGGTAGGGCGGGTAGTGCTCTCCCTGGCGAATGCCAACCTGCGCGCTGGTGGCCATACCGTTACAGATGCAAACGCCACGGTGTTTGTCTCCACATTGGGTGAAGTTGTACTGCCTGGGCAAGTAGTCAAACAAGCGATTGTTTACGGCCAGAACTACTTCCAGTTTTCTACAGCTGGGCTCGCCAGCGCATTGGACACGGCTGGTGAGCTGCCGACGATTGATCGCCTTGTATTGGGCGCTCGAGGCATAGCCAACAATCATGTGCAGGGTCATTTGCGCCGCATCAGGTATTACCCACGTCGCTTGAGTGAATCTGAACTAATTTCCCTCACCACTCCTTAGGAAAAGTCATGCATAGAATCGATGGCCCTGGCGCCACAGTTGACAACAAATTCACTGACGGCGATCCCGTCGGTGGCGTGCAAGCAACGACCGTGACTGACGATTGGCTGAATGCGGTCCAGGAAGAAATCCTGGCGGTGCTGGCGGCTGCCGGTATCACTCCAGTGAAGGCCAACAATGCCCAGCTGGTGGCGGCGATTCGTGGTCTTTCCGGTAGCGTCAAGTTCACCTCGGTGGGCGTGACACCCTGGGTGGTGCCGGCTGGCGTAACCCGGGTATTCGTCAAGGTCATCGGTGGCGGCGGCGGTGGCGGAAAACGCCAAGCTCTCGCTGCTTTGGGCGCAGGCGGTGGCGCTGGAGGTGGTGGTTATGCTGAAGGCTGGGTGACGGTCACCCCCGGTGCAACCATTAGCATCACGGTTGGCGCTGGTGGCGCTGGAGCTACCGTAAGCAATACGTCGGGCGCAAATGGTGGCACATCAAGCTTTGGTGCATTCATGAGCGCTACCGGTGGCGGCGGAGGCGGCGTGACCAGTGGCGCGGGTGGCGGGGTCGGCACTGGTGGCAGCCGAAACACGTCTCTCGGCCCTGGCACGTCTGGTATTTCTTTCTCAAACTCCGGGGGTACTGATAACGGACTTGCTGGCGGCGGCGGCGGCCCGGGCGGGGCTCAAATCACCTATAGCTCTGGCAGCGCTGCTGCCAACGGCAACAATGGAATTGGTCCAGGCGGTGGCGGCGGCGGTGCCGTATTTGGTGGGAATGGCGGCTCGGGTGCCGATGGTTACGTTGAGGTGGAGTGGTGATATGACGATCTGGGCATTGATTGAAAACAAGCAGGTAGTGGAGCTCACCGACATTGATCCGGAGGGGCGTTTCCATCCCAGCATGCGCTGGCTGGCGGCGCCTGAAGGTGTGCAAGTCGGGTGGCTGCATGACGAGGAGAATGGCTTTGGTGAGCCGGCACCAGTAGTGATGCCGCCACCGACTCGCGAAGAGATCGAGTTGGCGCGGCTGATTGCCTATTCCGATCCTGTCTCAGGCAGTGACCGCTTCTTCGCTGAATCGGCCAGGATGCAGGCCATGGGCGAGCAGGGCTGGGAAGCGGTGCGGGATGAGGGAGTAGCCCGCTATCAGGAAATCCAGGCCAGCCATCCATGGGGAGATTCGGATGCCCATCAATGAGCAGCAGCTGCTGCAGAC